CGCCGCGCGGTGGTGGTGGGCAATATCTAAGCAGGGCTGCGCAGTTGGCGTCATACGCTCAGGCTGTCGGCGGTGTCGCCGCTGGCAAACGTGGCGAGCGCCGGGCGGTGCCAGGCCAGCCGGATGCCCCACAGCACGCCGCCATATCCCTGGTGATCGGGCTCCACGTCGGTGCGCTGCACGTCCACCGTCATCGTCACCAGCGACGGCTGCGCCTGGTGCGGGTCAGCCACCAGCTTGATCGCCCTGGGCTCTGCCGTGGCGGTGCCGTTGACGCCTGTGGTGCTGACGCTGCTGGCGTTTGCCAGCTCGTTGCCCGTGCCTGTGCCCTGTGCGTTTAAGCCATAAAGACGGATCCCCACGCTGTCGACTGGGCACGAGATGTCGAAGCGTAGCGCGCCGGTGAAGTAGCAGGTGACGTGCGCAAACTCCACGCGCGGAGGCGCCAGCACCATCACCGGCACGCTATTGACGGCTGCCGCGTAGCTGCCTGAGCCGCCTGACGTGCCGCCGTCGGGCACGTCACAGCCGATCCAGACGCCCGGATTGCCCCAGGATGTCATCAGCGCCCACTGCGCGCGCTCGATATCTGTGAGCAGCGCCACCCTGCCGGTGGTCGGATCGGGCAGGTCGCGGGTGGCGGTGGTGTCGACTGCCTGCCCTGCATACTGGGCGCGGGCGTTGCCGGTATATGAGGCCATGTCTACGGCTCCCTGAAGATCTGAAGCGCCAGCAGCGAAACAAAGCCGGTCCCGGCGCTCTTTGATGCAGTAACTGCCACCGTGCCGCCCTGGGCGCCCATGGTGATGGTGCTGTGCACCCACGCGCCGGTGGTGCTGACGCTGCTGCTGGCCTGCTGGCTTCCGTCGGCCACGAGCACCGCCGTGCCGCTGGCATCCCCTGACGCGATCACGTACCAGCTCACGCGATAGGTGCGCGGCACGTCGGTGGTGCCGGGCGGCAGCCAGGCCATGCCCACCAGGCTGCTGTCGGCGCCGTCGGTGTTCCACGCCTGCCTCAGCCCGCTGGTATGGTGCGGGTGCTGGATCGTTACCAGGCACGCCACGCGGTCACGCGCCATGGCGCGGCAGTTGTTCCAGCCTCGTGAGACCAGCTCGGTGCTGATCGGCTTGTCGGCCTCGGCGGGACTGGTGGCCGCATAGGCTGCGTCGAACGTGTCGCCCATGGGCGCATATGCTGCCGCGTCAGCGCCGCCGCTGCTGCGGTCCTCTGCCTCGTAATGCGCTGCGGCTGCTACCAGCACCACGTGGTTGCTGTCGTCGGTGTACCCATCCACGGCCAGCTCAAGCGGCGCGCTGCCGCTCGTGGGCCTCACGCTAATTGTGTGCAGCGTGGCGGCTGTCGCCGTCACCGTCGCGCTCACCGTCGCGCCACCGTAGCTGGCGCGCAGCGTGCCCGTGGTGCCGCCGCTGGTGACCAGCGCCCAGACGCTCACGGTCACCGTGCGCGGCGCGGCGTTGCCCATGATGATCCACCGGCCGAGCACATCTGGGCTGCCGCTGCTTGCGCTCGTGCTCGCCCCGGTGCTGGTGCCGCTGTTTAGGCCAAAGGTGGAGCTGAAAAGGTGCGGCGTGTGCGTGGTGTGCAGCCAGCGATCGGTATTGCAGAGCCGCTCCCACAACGGTGGCACCGAGCCGCCGCCCACGGGATTGATGCCGGGCACGAGGTAGGCCAGGTCCATGGGCCTGTAGTCGATCGTCGGCATCAGACCAGCTCCGATCCGGTGTCGTTGTGGACATAGGCGGCCTGCCTGGTGGTGCAGCTCGCCAGCACCGGGTATGTGATCACCGTCGAGGTGTCCACCCAGGCAGGCAGCGCAGCGGTAAACGTGACCAGGCGCGGGTTGGCGTCGGTGATATCAGCCAGCGCCTGGATCGTGGCCTCTGCACTCTTCGGCGTGGTGGCGTCTTGCTCGTCGCCGGGTGTGTGCAGCAGCACCACGTCAGCCACCACCAGGCGATCCAGCACGTCGAACAGGTTGTCGACCGTGACCGTGGTGGTGCTGTCCACCGAGCTGATCCCCACGCTCGGGCACAGCGGGCCCGCCGCCAGCATATTGCCGGCCAGCAGCAGCGTCAGCGTTTGCGTGCCGCTGTACAGATCAGCTGACCAGCCCAGGCAGCGCGCGCCCACAGAGGCCGGCGCACGCGCGGCGGTCTTAAAGTCATACGTGACCGGGTGCGCCATGGTCAGGTTGACGAGATCGCCCGGCTGCACCTCGACCCACGGGCCCACTTGGATCGTCAAGATGCTCTCACCGTTGCCGCGTCGCATAATCGCCACAGCCAGCTGGCGCGCCTCATCCAGCGCCATGCCTGGCGCCTTGTAGCCGGCGGTGTGCGGGCCCTCCACTTGAATGCGCGGCACGTCGTTGACGGTCAGGCTCACAGGGTCGCTCATCAGCTCTGTCTGCGTTTCTACCGTGATCGCGTTGGGCGACTCGGCGGGCTCTGGCGCGCCGACAGCCTCCAGCACCGCCTCACCTATCGAGATGGTGACCGCAGCAGCGTCTGCCACGCCCACGTCGATCGGCACGGCCGCCAGGTTAACGTCACCCGTGGTCGCCGCGCCCGGCGCCTGCACGTCTGGGTGCGTCATGCGCTGCACCAGGCACAGCCCGCGCAGCGCCAGGTGCCCGCCCAGCAGATCCGCGATGGACGCAGCGCCGGCGCTGAATAGATGCATCACGTGGCCCGCCAGGCCCGCAGCGCTCAGGCTGTTGGCGTCGATCAGCGAGTCGTCAACGCCGGCGCCCTGGCCCAGCGCCAGCGTGTCATACGATCCGCGATTGCCCGATCCGCTCGACTCCAACAGCGTCAGCAGCACCTCGGCCACGCTGCCAGACTTGCCGGTGATATAGCCCACCGTCGCGCCGGTGTTCCAAAAGATGAACCCGCCAGCGACGTGGACCACAGACACCCGCAGCAGCACCAGGCTGGGCACGTCGACGTTAGCAAAGGAGCCGTCGACCTTTGCGTCCCACTGGATCACGGCCTTGCCCTCGTCGCTCTCGATCACGCCGTAGCCGCTGCCGGGAAATTGCACGTCTGCCCACTCCTGGCCCTCGGTCTGCACCACCGGCAGCCAGAATCCTGGCAGCGTAGCCGGGTGGACAGACGGCATCCTGACCGGGATCCTGAACTCAAAGAAGGCGTCGTTGATCGTGTAGCCGCCGCCGCCCGTGCTCGCGTTGTATTGCGGCTGGTAGATCCCAGGCCGCAGAAAATACGGCCCACCGGCAGGCACGTGGATGAACGACTGCGACGAGCTGAGCGCGGTGCTGTACGTCATGAACCGCAGCGAAATATAAGGCAGGCCGGCCACGCCACCGGCGCCAGGCAGCGGCGCAGGCAGCGCCCCCCAGCGCACACCGTCGCCCACATTGAGCGCGTCGCTGACGCTGCTGGCGTCCACGGTGGACCAGATCGGATCCGTGACGCTGCTGCTGTAGGCGTCCACCATGCAGGCGTGTGCGATCTGCCCCAGAGTGAACACGCCATCAGGGTGCGACGGCTTGACCGTGCACGTGCCAGACACCGTGGCGCTGCTGGCCCAAACCCAGTTGAACAGCACCGAGCCGGGCGCGGCGTACACCGGCAGGCCCGCGATGGCCTCGGGCGCATAGTCGGGTTCGGGCCCGGCCTCGTAGCATACGGCCTCAACGTCATGGCCGATCGGCTGCGCGGCTTTGCGGATCAGCGGCAGGCACCGCAGCACCATGCCGGGCCCCGTCGGCCTGGGTGGCGAGTCAACATAGCCACGCCAGATCACCCGACAGTGCTTGGCCAGCGTGCCGGTGTCACACCATTCATCATTGAGCACGCGCCCGTCGGGGCTGACGAGGTGCCGCCACAGCGTGACGTGTCGCCCACGCCAGGTCACCGGCTTGTCTGTCACGTGTTTCATGGTCGGGCTTTGCCGCTTATACGTGCCCGCCATGCTGCCGGCCAGGCCGCGCGTGGTGAGGTCGACATGGGTGCCGTCCACCACGGTCAGGGCCACGCGCTCGGTGCCGATCCATGCGTTCGCCGCTGACCAGCCGGTGGTGTCTGTGACCAGCACCGAGCCCGTGCCCGTGTCCACGTCCTCGTCCAGCATCATGGACGCGCCCGGCAGGCTGAACAGCGCAGAGGTCAGCGCGTTGTCTTCGAGGCCCTGCCAGGTCAGGGTCACGTCATAGGCTGCGCCGCTGGCCACGCCGCTCTGGCGGTCCACCTCGATCGCCACGCTGTCGCCCTCGCCCACCAGCAGGCACTCCACGGCTGACGTGTAGCCAGGCGGCAGGGTGGGCGTGCTCGTGGAGTCGACGCGCGGCGGCACCGCCTCACAGAATATGTGCGGGATGCCCTCGATCTGCACCACGTGGATCCAGCTGTAGCCAGAACGCACCAGGCCCTGCCAGCTCATAGCGCCACCGCGCTGACCAGCAGATCCACCTCGGCCACGCTGCGCACATCGTCAAGCCAGCGCACAGACCGCAGCCCCAGCGGCCAGCCGTCGAGGTAGCCGATCGGGTTGCCGCTGGCGATCGCGTCCGTGTTGGTGCCCGTGCCGCCGCTATCCCTGCCGATCACCCTGACCTTGCTGCGCAGGGCCCAGCCCGTGCGCAGAGCTGACAGGCCCTCGGCGTTAGTCGTCAGGCGCCAGCGCCAGACGCGTGCGCCGCCGTACACGTAGCCGTGTGTGCGTGCGAGTCGATCCACCTCATATTCCACCGATCGATCCACCTCCACCTCATCCCAGCTGGCGCCGTAAAGCGGGATCGAACCAAGCGGCACCAGCGCCGACTCGGCCTCGGTCACGCCGCCCATGGTATCACCTGGCTGCGCGCCCATGCCCAACAGCTCACCCAGGCGATCCGGCCAGACAAGCGTGGCTGACGGCCCGGTCAGCCTCACGGCGCCTGTGCCGGTGGTGGCCGCTGACCAGCCAGCCGGATCGATCGCAGTGTCCAGCGCCGTGATGAGGTCGGGCCATACCTGCCCGGCGTCGCCGCTGTCGGCCAGCGTGTATGTGGTGCCGTCGATCGTGATCTTGCGGTACCCGCGCGCTGACGTGCTCACGTAGGCGTGCAGGTAGGCCGCAGGCGTGAACCCAAACGCACTCACAGCGCCACCCACTGAGACGTGCCCTTGACGTTTAAACGCCCAAGCTCTGGCGACTTGCCCAGGCGCTTGCGGGTCACGCTGTCGACGCGCAAGCGCCCGGCCTGGGTGCTGCCGTGCCACAGATCCCACACCTGATCGGCGCTGAATGCGGCCTCATATGTCCAGACATTGGCCAGGGTGCCGTGGATCTCCAGCGAGAGCGCGCGGGTCGAGGCCTGGGAAAACACGCCGCCAGAGCCGTCTGCGATGCTGGCGACGGTGGTGGTGGCGTGCATGGCCTCGCGGAGCTGTATGCCGTGCTCTGGATAGAGGCCGTCCAGGTGCGCGCCCAGCGCGCCCAGCTTTGTGCCGCTGGTGCTCGCGGCCATATCCAGCCGCGTGCGGATCACGCCCGCGCAATCGATGCGCATGCTGATCGCCGACTCCCAGCTGAGCACACCGGTGCTGCTGGCATACGCCACCGCTGCCGCGTCGAGGGCGCTGGCCGTGGTGGCAATGGCGCGCGCCAGCACGATCGCTGACGTGCGCGTGGCGGGCACGATCGGCACGGTGGTGGCGCCAACGGTCACCGACAGGGTGCCGCTCCAGCCGGTGAGCACCTGGGCCAGGCCCATCACGTTGCGCGGCGCGCCCACTTACCAGCCCGGCGCGGCGCCGGTGCCGCGACTGCTGTGCGCTGCCTGCTGGACGGCAGCGGCCACGGCTTGCGGGTGGCCCAGGATCACACCGCTGGAAAACTGCACGATCACGGTGCGGCTGCCGTCGGTGTCAAAGCCGCCGCTGCTGGCGTCACCGCCCGCGCCCGTCGCGCTCGTTGCTGCGGCCGTGGAGGCGCCACCGCCACCGCCGGCCGCGCTGCCGGCACCGGCAGCCACGGCGCCAAAGAGCCCAGCGCTGACGATATGCATGGCGCCCTTGACGTAATTTTGGCTCGCAAACGCAGCCACGCTGTGGGCGATCTCCATGGCCATGGCGATCGCTGCCTTGGCGCGCTCATCCTCCAGAAACGACTGCGCCGCCACGCCCAGCGCGCCGGCCGTGGAGGCTGCGGCCTCGCCCACGCTCACCTGTCCGTCGGCATAGTCGCCCCAGGTCGTTGCCGCCGCGCCGGCAGCCTGAGTGATCGGCGCCAGCTCGCTGCCCAGCTGTGACATTTGCGAGCTGGTCGCCGCCATCACGCTGCTCACGTCGCGAAAATGCTGCGCCAGGTCACTGCGCTCGATGCGCTCAGCCTCCAGCGCATAGGCCGCCTGTGCGTCAGCCAGCTGCTGGGTGATGCGCACGCGCTCGACCAGTGACGCATTCTCGTCGTCGCCAAGCTGGCGCAGCGCGTGGGCGGCCTCGATCTCGGCCTCACGCAGGGCCAGGTGCGCGCGCTGCAGCGGGTCGGCCGCCGCCGCTGCGGCGCGGCGCACCTCGGCCAGGGCGCCAACCGCCTGCGCCTCGTCGCGCGCGGCGGCCAGCTCGGCCTGCGCGCCGTGCGCCGCGTCGTCGCGCGCGGCGCCTATGTCCAGGGCGGTGCCGAGCCACACCTCGGCCAGGCGCGCCGTCTCAGCGGTGCGCAGGGCCTCGATCGTCGCAGACCGGGCGCCGTTGGCGCGCATCTTTTCGATCTTGGCCTCTGACTTTGCCACGTGCTGCGCGTGCTCGACGCGGGCCAGATCCAGCGGATCCGTGGCGAGCATGATCGCCAGCTGCTGGCGGGCTGCTATCAGCGCGCCCTCGGCCGCCGCGCGCCCTGACGGCGGCGCCTTGGCCTTGGGCTTGGGCGCCGTCGAGGGCGCCAGGCCCGGCGCAAACGGCACGCCCCATATTTGATCGAACACCGAGCTCTCAGCTGCGCGGTCGAATGATTCAGCCACGGCATCGACAGCCACAGCGAGGGCGCCCGCGTCGCTCGCTGCACGGCGCGACTCACGGGCCAGGCCCGCCATCCCCTCGATCACGCGTCGAAGGTGGGGCGGGATCCCGCCGACCGTGGCCTGCATCTCCTGCCACTTCGCCAGCCTCATCTGCTCGGGCATCTTGGCGAGCGCCTCGCCCAGGTCGCGCGCGGCGGCGCTCTGGGCGGCCAGCAGCTGCACGCCCATCGCGGTGCCCAGGCCCTGCGCGCTGTCGTTGACCAGATCCACGCTGCGAGAAACGCCGGTCAGGGTGTCGGCCAGGTCGTCAGCGTCGGATCTGAGCGCGCGCAGGGCGTCGTCCACCAGGCCCAGCGTGACCATGAAGCCCTCGCTGGCCCAGACAGCCAGATCGCTCATCATGTCGCCCATCGCGGTGGTGGTCTGCTGGGCGTCCAGGCGGAAGTCAGCCAGATCCACGCCGTCAAACTGCTCGCCCAGGGCCTGAAGCGCGGCGGGCAGGGCGACTTTGAGGCGCCGATCCATCTCGTCAAGCTCGCCCACGGCCACGCCGGTGGCGTCTGCATATGCCTGGGTGAGCCCTGTGATCTTGTCGAGGTTGACGCCAATGTCGACCAGGCCGGTGGTGCGGCCTTTCAGCGACGACTCGATCACCTTGGCCACGTCGAGCACCCCACGGTGCTGATCGATCGCGGCCTTGGTGGCCAAGTCCAGCAGGCGGGTGGTGTCATCGACAGACACGCCCAGGCGCGCAAAGCGGTTAAGTACTACCTGCAGGTCTGTCGCCTCCACCAGGCCAGCGGTGGCACGCTGCGCGTCGCCCAGCACCTGCGCGTGGTCGGCAAACGCCTGCGCGAACCGGATCCCCACGTTCGCGGCCTTCTCACCGCTCACCGCGAAATCCTTGAAGCCACGCGCCAGGGCGCCGATCGCCAGGGCGCCGATCCCCAGCTGCCCCATCGACTTGACCGTGCGCGAGACGCTCTTCCCAAGCTTGCGCAGGGCCGTGCGCTGGCGGTCGAATACGCGCGCCGAGCGCTCGCCCGCGCCGGTCAGCTTGAGCAGCTGCGCCTCATTTGCGCGCATCCCTGCCTGTACGCGCTTCAGCTCAGCGATCGCGTTGCCCTGGGCGTCAACCGCGATCAGCAGGGTGTCACCCGCCATGGCGCGTCCCCTGCTCCATGGCGTGCGCCTGGCGGTCTGCCATCATCGCGCGCAGCTGCGACCAGACGGCAGGCACCCACGCGGCAAAGGTGTCAGGCCAGCCGCTCAGCGGCGCCAGCTTGCTCGACGCCTCCAGCTGCGCGACGCCCTGAACATACGGATCGGCCATGGCCTCGCGCAGCGGGCAGCGCGCCCACTCAGCGCCCAAGTATGTGCCGCCCCTGGCCTCACAGATCGACGGATCTGACGCGCACGCGGGATCGCCCTCAGCGCAATCGAGGCCGCTGCGCGCAAGCACGTCTGCCCACACCAGCGCCCTCAGGCGCTGGCGCCGATAGGGTCGGGCGGTGCCAAGCTCAGCTCGAAGATAGCGCCGCCCAGGGCGGCCAGCTCGGCAGGCGGCAGGCGATCTAGCAGCTCGGTCAGCGCCGTCGCCGCCGTCTCGTCGAGGCCGGGCGCCTTGGCGCGCGTCACGCACATGATGCAGGCGTCCACGCTCACCGCCGCAGGGCTGTCTGATCGCAGGCGCAGCACCTCGCTGGCGCGCATGGGGCGCACCGTCATCACCAGCGCATCGCCCTTGACGGTGGTGCACTCCGCTGGGCTCAGCCAGCGCACAGGGCCATCGTCGCAGACCACTGACGGATCGGTGGACGCTACCAGATCGATCCGATCTGACGTTCTGAGCAGTGGCAGCATGAACAGCACCTCGCACGTGGTCGCATCCTCGGGCTCCTACATAAACGCGAGCCGCACCGGGGTGTCAATTGCGCTGCTGTTACCGTCGCCTGTGCCGCCGTCGGCGTCGTAATAGCCGGGCTTGATCGTGTGGGTGATGCTAACGATCCCCTCGCTGTCGCCCAGGGTGCTCTGCACGTCTACCTGGCCAACGGGCACCAGCAGAGAAAACGCTGCGCCGGGCGTGCCAGTTCCAAGGTCGGCCTGGAGGTAGCTGTAGGTGTCGCCCGGCGCCTTGATCTCGCCGTCACCGATCGTGCTGGCGAGCACTTCCATATTGATCGTCACGTCGCGCGAGGTGACCACGTATTGGCTCACGCCCTCGCTGCTGGAGTGATTCAGCACCGCTGAATACTCGCAAGCGATCTCGATGCTCATGGACGCCACGTCAACGCTGGTGCCGCTGCTGCGCACGAGCGCGCCCGTGGCACCGGTCGAGGCCGGCAGCTGCGGCAGGCTGTACGTATAGAGGCCAGGATCGCCGCCAGAGCCCACAAACTCCCAGTCGGCAAACTGCAGCTCGGCCTCCAGCACAGGCTGCTGCTTGGCGTCCAGCGTGATCTTGGCGCTCGTCACGAGGCCGTCGAACATGATGATCCGCGAGCTGGCGTCAGCACCCAAAAACTCCATCGACAGCGGCACAGAGGGCTGACCGTTGCTCAAAAAGTGACTGATCGAGCCGTACACCGGGCGCCCCGCGATGGGCGAGCTGGGCGCGTTGCTGGTCAGGGTGGTCACCGCACCGCTGACCGACTTGACCCAGCCCACGATCAGCGTGCTGTCATCAGCGGCGGAGCTGGCCAGCACCGCGTCAGCGGCCACGCTGGTGGGGCTGCCGCTCAGGGTCAGATCGGGCGCGCTGTAGCTGTCCACGGTCTTGCCCGCGACGCCCGTGGTGTAGTCGGTCCCGCCGAGCGCGTATTCCAGGATCAGCGAGTCGACGTGCTGATCGCTGCTGGTCGGGTCAGCGCCGGGCGTGGTGGCGCTCCAGCCATGCAGCGGCAGCTTGACGCTGGCCGTGGCACCCTCGCGGCTGCCGGCCGCGACGCGGTGCTGGTGATAGCCGCCACGGTAGGCCTCAGTCATGAGCGCCTCGCGCGTCAGCGAGGGCGTGGTGATCTCGCACTCGGCATAGGCCGCAGCGCCAAAGGTGGTCTGTTTTGTGCCCCATGCGGCCTGCTTGGCCAGCGAGACGCGCCCCAGGTTTGATGGATGATAGGCCATGTCTAGCTCACTCCGGTCAGGCGGTAGGTCACGTCAGCTGATATGCGCGCCTCGATGGCGCCGTCTCTCTCGTCAATGTCAAGCGGCTGTGTGGCGGCAGCGTATATGTCAGCCGCCTGGGTGTGCAGCCTGACCAGCGCGCGGTCCACGCGCTCCATGTCATCCGACACACGATCCAGCGTGGCCGCACCTGCGGCAGAGTAAAGCACGGTGACGGTAAACTGCGCGCGCAGGGCGTCAACGGTCATGAGATCCGCACGGTTTGGCGGGTCGCTCAGGTCGACAACGAACACGCGATCAGGCGCGCGCAGCCCGTCGCGCAGGGCGGTGTCGACGTGCCTGAACACGTCGCGCCCGCTGGCCTGGGCGTCTGGCGTGATCGCCTCGATGGCCGCGATCACGGCGTCTCTGACCGCGCTCGCCCTCACCTGCGCACCACGCGCATGGTGTACATGGGCGCCACCTCGCCAGCATCTACCGCGCCATCGTCATCACGATCGATCCAGTTGTTCGCGACGGCTTCGGCGATGAGGCGCCGCAGCGTCTGCTCTTGATCGTGCTGGTATGCCGTCGGGTCGTACCCTGCAGGCACGAGCGCGTCACTGGTCGCGCACTCCAGCCGCAGCGCCGCCAGGCCCGCCGACTCAAACACGGATCGATCGCCCACCATGTGCGGGTAGTTTCCGTCTGCGCGCAGGATGTTCCTGACCCGCTGGCTGGCTCGCCGCGCCAGCTCAAAGTAATGGCCAGAGTCGAGCCCGGTGGCGTAGCCGGGAAAGGCCAGCGCCAGATACCGCGCAGCGTCGTCGCCGCTCACCGCGTCGGGCCAGGGCGTCTTAACCACGTCAACGATCGTGCGATAACGGCGCACCGTGCCGTCGCCGTCAGTCACAGACCACTCAACGCGGTGATTGAGCCCGCGATCTGCGGTGTCGGCAGCCGTCAGCGGTGCTGACACGCGTTGGCCCACCAGGGTGTCACCGACTGCCAGGGTGCCCGGTGGCGGGTGCTCCAGGGTGATCGTGGTGCCTGACACCTCACTCACGCCCACAGAGGCCGCCCAGCCGCTGGCGCTGGTCAGCCAGTAGCGCACGCCGGGCGTCATGCCCGTCGCGTTGTCCACCGTCATCGCCGTCTGGGACGTGACGGTGGCCACGGTCGCGGTGCCTGCATCACCGATCGCGTCCACCGTAACGGTGGGCGTGGCCAGGGCGGTGCCGCTGGTGCCATAAAACGTGGCCGTGGCGCTGACCGGCGCGGCGGTGTCCGGGTACTCTGACACCGTGGCAGCCGCGTCCTCTGTCACCTCGATCGCCATCGGCCCTCCCTGGCTCGGCGGTGGCGCCAGGCCGTCAGGCCCAGCGCCGCGCCGTTACTAGGACGGGTTACCGGCGATCCCGATCGGCTCAGGCTTGGCATCCACCGCCAGAGCGAAGTCGACGACCAGCTTGCGGGCCAAGGTGTCGGCGTCCTCGGTGATGCGCAGAACCGGCGGCAGGCGTTGCCACGCCACCAGGCAATTCTCCAGCTTGGGCAGCAAGTACCACGCGTTCGTGTCGGTCAGCCAGGGCGCCACCACGATGTCAGCCAGCCCCATGTACTGGCCCACCATGTTGTTTAGTCCCTGCGAGGGCGAGGCGGCGCTCGACGTGTCGGAGGCGCTGCCCACGGTGGTGGTCACGCTGGTCAGCGTGTACGTGGATCCGACAGCGGCCATGGCGGCCTCTTCGAGATCGGGCGGAACCACCAGGGTGAAACCACCCGCCACGAGGTCATAGGGCGCGCCGGTCGAGTCGACCCAGGCCCTAGCAGACTTGACGGCGGCGGCTACACCGGCCGCGTCGAGCGCGCTGGTGATGTAGTTGCTGCGCGTGGTCGGCCCGCCGCTCGGCGTGCCCGGCACGGTGTGATCCGTCGCGAACAGCGTTTTCGGCGTAGGCAGGCCGGTGGTGACCGTGCCGCCCACCAGGCCGCCCTCCAGCGTGGTGTAAACCTGCTTGGCATAGGTGTTAGCCACGGCGATGCCCATCCGGCGCGCCATGTCGGCCACGAGGTTGGGGATGATCTCCGCGTCGAGTCGGCCCACGGTCACCATCGATCCGTACTGCGCGATCGCGATGTCCTTGGTGCCACTCGCGCCGGCCGCGCTGGCCGTGGCGCTCAGGTCGGCCGAGCCATCCCAGCTGGCCACCTCGCCCAGCGAGGCCATCGAGGTCATGCGCAGAGCGCCAGACTGATCCGTGCGGAAATCCGCCACGCGGCGCCAGTGATCCGGGATCGAAGCCAGGCCGTCAACATAGTTGATCGTGGCAATAGAGCGGGCGTTACTCGAAGAAAATGCGGTGAGTGCCACGGGACAGCCTCCAGGTGTGTGTGATCCGTCAGACGCCCAACAGCCTAGCCCACCCTGCCGCGCACCCGCTGGCGATCACCCAAACCCGCGCCAGGTCACCGGCTTACGGTCACAATGCCCTCGCGCACGGCGCCGGTGGCGCCTGGGATGCGTGCCATCTCATCCTTCCAGCTGTCGCCCACGCTGCGCTCGATGCGCTTGCGCAGCTCGCGCTTGCGCTCGTGGAGCATGCGGTAGGCCTGGTGAGGGATGCACAGGTACAGGCCGCCGCTGTCGCCGTCGGCCGATTCAAAGCCAACTTTCTTTAGCCCCTGCGGCGCGCTCTGGTAGCCCATGCGTCGCATGTTCGCGGCCAGCGCCTCGGCCCTCGGCGCGCCGCGCTGGCCGCAGCGTGTAAACACCCAGCCCTTGGCATAGTCGTCGGGCATTCCATACCAGCTGCCAATACTCATGCGCTCGGCCTGATCGTGGGCCTGGAAATACTCATTGAGCTGCAGCAGGCTCTGCGCCTCGGCCTGAGCCGCGCCAGCGTTGATCGTGGCAGCAGCGTCCAGCTTGCCGCCTTTCTTGCCGCTCATTACTCGCCCCCGAACGTCGCGCGCATTTGCGCGCGGTGAAAGTCAGCACCAAAGGTGCCGTGCTGGCTCGACTTCATCTGCTCGTTCATTTGCGCGGTCTGGGTCGCGCCCTCGGTCTGGGTGGCGAACAGGCCGCCATTGCCGTCACGCCACGCCTGGAGCGCCTGGGCGCCGTCGGCGGTGCCCGGGTCAGCGGCAGGCGCGAGTGTCAGCAGGTGCGAGTCAGACAGGCTGGCGCTGGCGCCCATCTTGCGCAGGTAGTCGACGCGTGCGCGCTGCGCCGCGCGTGCGCTGATCGCCTCGACGGCCTCACGCGCTGATCGCGTGCGCTCCAGCTCGGCAGACAGCTCGGCACGCAGGGCGCCCATGCCATCGTCATCGGCAGGCGAGGCCGCCACCGGCACAGGCGGCGGCTCGGCCGTCAGCTGCACCGGCGGCGGTGTGGTGGCTGGCGCGGGCGTGGTGGGCTCTGGTGTGGCGGGTGCTGCCTGCTGCGGGGCGGCAGGCGGCGGGGCGGCAGGCTCTGGCGGTGTGGTTGCGTCAATGGGCGCACCAGCGACAATGGCGGCATCGCTCACCTTGCCGCCCGATACAGCGCCAGGGCCTCGCTGGTGGCGGCCATGGTCACCAGGCCGCCGGCGCGGGTGTGCGGGCGAAAGCCGAACCGGGATTGCAGCCGCGCGGCCTCGGTCTCGTCCACCTTGACCGTGTAAACGGTCGGCCCGCCATGCGTGGCCACATCAGGGCGCAGACGCGGCACGGCCTTGATCTTGCGCACCTTGGCCCTGCGCTCAGTCATCGCCGCCCCCGGTGCTGGCCAGGTAGGCGTCAGCCGCTTGCTGGTCGGCCACCATCACATACTTGCCGCCGCTGGTGCCCGTGGCCTGCCACCCGCACCTGACCATCACGGCGGCCTCGTCGGGGTCAGACAGACACGAGGCCACCGCCACGCCATCCATGGCGCGGGCGGCCTTAAGCTGCGGCAGCTTTGCCGATCGGGGCTTCTTCGCCTTGCTCACCTGGCACCTCGCTGGGCTTTCTTGAAGTCGGCGCGCACGCGCTCGATCGCCTTGTTTCTTGTGCGCAGGCGTTTACGCGCTGTCACTGATGTCTGGGCCAGCTTTAGCATGTTGACCAGCGCAGGCACAAACAGCTGGCCCACCAGGGCGTTGATCTTGGTCATGTCAGCCGCAGACACGTCGATCAGCGGGCCATACTTGTCGCCCAAGAACCGCGCCAGATCGCGGTTGTTTTTTGCCTGCCCCGTGCGCCGCCCCTTGCTGGCGCCTGCGCCGAGCAGGCCCGCCTCCTTACGGCGCCCGCCGTAAAACGAGATCCGCACGCGGGTGGGCCCCATGGGGCGGATCTGCATACTGCGCGCCAGGGTGCCGGTGTTGACCAGATTGACGCCAGAGGCGGCCTTGCTCGCGTCGCCCGCTCTGCGAAACTCGCCATACGTGCGAAACGCTGACCAGCCAGCCCAGCGCCCCGTGCTGATCCTGAACGCCTCCTGGCCAGCCTGGCGCGCTGATAGGCTGTGGCTCGGCACCCAGTAGTGCCCCTCGGCCTCGCCTGAGCCCTCACGGCTTGACCCTGGCGCGGGGCGTGCCTTGGGCCGCATGTCGCTGTACCTGCCCAGCCCTCGCCCGCTCGTGCGGCGCCCGTCCACAAACAGCCGTTTGCTGACGAGCGAAAACACCAGCCGCGCCACGTGCAGCACCGGCTCGGCGAGGCGCATCTCGTCGGGCCTGATTATCTCGGGATCCCAGCCCGTCATGTTGATCCGCTGGCCTCGTCGCCCACGCGAGCTGACCTTGCTGACCGTGCGCCCGCCCTTTTTTTGACGCTTGCCCAGTCTATAGTCAGGCGCCACCATCAGGCCACCACCTCAAGCGGCGCGGGCTGCGCTCCACCGAGCACACGGCGCGCCGTGGCCTCGGTCACGCCAAGCGCCTCGACCATGAACACCACGCCGCCGTCGACCGTCAGCTGGCCGTTGCCCACGCGCTCAGCCACGGCCAGCGCGGCGACAACCTGCGCACCATTCAGCGCGGCGCCCTCGGCGCCCGTGTCGGCAGCCATTGCGGCCTTTTGCGCCAGGTTCGCGGCCACGCGCGCCTCTGCGTCCGCGAGGCTCATGGCCTCGCGGCGGCTCAGATCCTCGGCGGGCGTGGTGATGCCCATTGCCACCAGCCGCTCCAACGCCTGGGCCTGGTGCAGCTCGTCGACAATCTGCACCGGTTCGCGGTAGCTGACGGCCACGTCTGTGGGCGGCACCACCTCGACGCCGGCCTGGTGGTTGATCCAGCCGCGCACGGCCTCGGCGAGGCGCGACTCAGCGCGCGTCATCTCATTGATGTGACGGCGCCGCTCCACGTCGCGATCCAAGTTATCCAGCCGCTTGGCCAGCGCTGTGAGCGCGCTCGACTTTAGGACGGTCGCAGGGCTCATCCCCTGCAGCGCCACGCTCATCTTCAGATAGTGATCGATCACGCCCCTGTAGGCGTCGAGGCGCGGATCCGCCTGGACAAACTCAAAGCGGTGATCGGGGTCGCTGAGCCCCACCACCGTCTCAGGCCCCAGCTCGATCTCCGCTGCCGTGGCGTGCGGCACGCCGCTGAGCACGGCCTGCCCGGCTGTCTGGTGGAGCGCGACCACGCCCAGAGACGTGGCATCCTCCTGCACGGCGCGCTGGCACATCAGCAGTGTCTCGTTGGCGTGCGCCCAAAACTCACCGGGCGCCGGCAGGGCGTTGCGCAGGCGCACCGCCGGGATGAACCCCAGCGGGTTGCTGCCGTCATCAGCCCAGATCCCTTTGCCGGCCAGGTCGCCCGGCGCGTCAGAGGTCCACTCGGCGCGGGTCGGCGTGATCATGGCCGTGCCAAAGCTGGTGATCCCGCTGCCCACGTCGCTGCCCACCGGCAGGCGCACAAACCACCTGGACACGTCGGCCTCATCGTGGCTCGTCGGATCGCCAAGCTCAACCGCCTGATCATGGGGCGGCGGCACGAGAAAACGCACACCGCCGCGACCATCAGGCCAGACCCAGACGGTGCTGTTATTGAGCGCGCACAGCTGCTGGTGCGCGCTCAGCAGCACATCGTTGGCGGCGCCATTGCGATACGCGCCCAACATGCGCTCGGTGGCGGCCTCGTCCAGGCCGTCAAAGGTGCGCTGCGGCGGGTTTAGGTAGAGCTGCGCCTGCTCCATTGCCAGGCGCCGCACCAGCGGCACAGGCTTGAGCATGTGCTTGCCATAGGTCACGGGGAAGCGGCGGCGGCGCTCGTCCTCCACGTCACGCATGTCGCTGCGCAGGTACTGCCAGAGCAGCCGCGTGATGGTGCGCCAGGCGGTGCCGCCGGCGCGATCCTCAGCGGAGGAGGCGGCCGTGGTGGCCAAGTCGAGAGGTGCGGCGACTGCCATAGGTGCGGTCCATGGTGTAGGTGGATCTGCTCTGCTCGGCCATAACCACGGCTGCCATGCGCAGGCAGTCGCTGGCGTGATCGTGCACGCCGTCTTTCTGGGCTCTCATGGTGTCGATCGTGCCGTCGGCGCGCTGCTTGTATCGGTAGTTCAGCATGGCTTTGATGAGGGCGCGGCGGTCCTGGCGGGCCGCGATGCCCGCCGAAAGGTATAGCATGGGCGGTCCGTCGACAGGATCGAGGAGCGAGTTAACCACGCCGATCCCTGCCACGATGCTCTGCTCTTCGCGGCTGCGCATCCGGCTCACCTGTGCCCTCGGGAACTGCTGCACCAGCCAACTCATCTCAGAGCGCACCGCGCGGTCACCCACGGCCCAGCTGGGCGGGCGGCGCAGCTCTTTGCACCGGCGCTCGATCATGTCGCGGAAGCGCATGGTGCTGGTGCCGCCGTCTGGGCACAGCTCGTCAAACACCACCAGCGCGCCGTCGGGCAGGATGGCAATAAACAGCGCGTGTGGGTTGGCGTGCCCCCAGTCACAGACGATCAGGTAGGGCGCCTCTGCGTTGTGCGTGTAGGGGCGAACGTGGTCGTCGCGGCTGAACTGATACACCGCAGCGTGCGGCTTCAGGATCTCGCCCAGCACCTCGGCGCGGTATAGGCGCTTGGAGTAGCTGCTGCGCATTTGCCGCACGTAATCATCAGGCAGGTGCGGGTTGTCCAGGCTGCTGGCCCTGATGGTGTACCAGCGGCGCAGCTCGGCCTGCACCTCGGCCTGGGCCAGGCCGCGCGCAGCGTGCCTGCGCTCGATGAACATGGCCGGGATCCCGCGCAGGCCCTTGGGCGTGGTCGTCGCCCACAGGGCGCGCATCCTGGCGCGCGGATCCCGCAGCCGCCCCTGCAGCACGTGCCAGATATAGGGCGGGTCAAAGCTCACCTCGGATTCATCGATGCAGGCCCAGGCGAGCGTGCGCCCGCGCATATTCTCGATCTTTGAGAAGCTCCGCCAGCTCACGGTGCCACCGCACACCAGCTGAGCCTCCAGGCGGCTCTTGACCATGCGCCGCACCAAGGGGAAGCCGGCGCGGTGGAGCTGCTCGATCGCCTGCTCCCAGTCTGGCAGCAGCGTTGAAACGCACAGATCGTAGGTCGGGCCAAGCACCACGCCATGGCACCCAGGATTGCAGATCGCGTGAATCATTTGCTCCCTGACAGACCACGCGGTTTTGCCCGAACCCACGCCAGAGCAGAAAAGTTTAAAGCTAGTCTGACCGGGCGCCGCGCCGGCCAGGTGCGCGCGCAGCTGGTGCGGCAGCGGCACATAGTCGGTGGCCGCGCCGATCAGCCGCAGGGCGCCCAGGCGATCGCTCGAATCGCCCAGCCGCTGCCGCAGGCCGAGCCACCGCTCGCGGTGGTTATCAAATGAGATCGTCACCGGTGTCAGCCTCGTCAAGGTGCACGGCGCGCAGCTCTGGCGGCACCTGCACCATGGCGGTGGCCGCGTCGCCCACGCCGCCGCTGACGAGCGCTATGCGGTACAGCAGCCGCAGGTGCTGGCTGATGCGCGGGGCGGCATCACCGCCGGCGCTCTGGTCGAGCAGGTCGGCCATCAGCTGCGCAGCGGTCACAGCGCCCAGGTCGCGCATGGTGAAGCCGCCGCGCCCCACGATCTCGTCGACGCGCTCGGCGATCTGGCGCGGGTACAGCGCGCGCACGCTGGTCCACGCGATCGGCACGTCGGCGGCTGACTCGGCCAGGCGCAGCTGATCCTGGCCCGTGCGGCTGGGCCCGCTCACCCGCCCGCCTCTGACGCAGCCACCAGCCAGTCGCGCAGCCAGTCAGCCGGCACGTCGCTGACGCTGGCGGCGTGGCGCCTTGCCTCTGCGATCGCGTCGGCATCGCGCGCCGCGTCAGAGCCCACGCGCCACAGGTGCCGCCAGATACAGGCGGCCACCCAGTCATGCAGCTGATCAACGTCGCGCCAATCCGCGAACGCCTGGCGCCCGGTGCCCACTTGACGCACGAGCGCGGGGCGCGCGGCGATGGCGGCGGCCGTCTCGCTGGCCGGGCTGCCGCAGTAGGCCGCCAGCATCACCAGGCGGCGCTGCGTGCGGCGCAGCGGGATGCCCTCGGCGTCGCGGTCGAACGCCCGCAGCAGGCGCCAGGTGTCGGTCAGCACGTACCTCAAAGGCCCGCCATCATCCTAATAAACGGCTCCAGCCGCAGGCTGACCATCCACTCGGATCGATCGTCGCGCCAGGCCACCACCGGCTCACGCCCGTCGGTGTCGTTGCACGCCTGGCGATAGGCCGAGCGCACGTTCACCTGCTTGCCGCGCTTCACCTCGATCCAGGCCGGCAGGCCTGGCCCGTCCACGTCGCAGCACCTGGCGCCTGCTGTCTGGTCGGTGCGCGCCACATCGTAGCCGGCGGCGCGCAGCAGGCGCGCCACCTCCTGCTCACCGCGCTTGCCCTTGTTTCTGCTCATGCTACCCATCGTCCACCTCCAACAGCCTGGCGCGTGCCTCGATATAACGCACCCGCTGGCCGGCCTCGGCCTGGGCAACCTGGGCGCGCGCCTCGGCGGCCATCAGCTCGGCGCGCTTGCCGGGGTCCATGAACTCCGCTGGGGCGCGGCGGGTGAGCAGCCAGCTGGCGGCGCGCCAGTCGGTGTCGGCGGCCTGGGCGACCTTGGCCACCAGGATCGCCACGCTGTCAGCTTGGGCGCACTCCATGGCGCGCAGAAACTCGGCGTGCTTGCCGCCCTTGCACTCACGCCCACGCTGCAGCCACGAGAAAACGGAACGATCGCTAACGCCGGCGCGCAGGGCCGCATACTTGATCGGCAGGCCCTCGCGCACCGCGCTGGTCAGCTCATCCACCACAGCTGGCGTCATCTTGGTGCGGCGCGCCATCAGGAGGGCGCCACCCAAACACGCCCCCCAGGCCCGAATGTGCGGCGATTAAACGGCAGGCAAAGTAGACCCGCTCCCCGTTTAAACTTAACGGGGGGGTGGGGGGTAACGCTTTGAGCCGCGCCAGGCCGCGCGCGGCGCCCCAGCAGCGGCGCTGTGGGCCATTTGACTCGTGCTGCCTTGCCCCAGCGGCGCAGCTCGCGCAGGCCACCGGGCAGCGCGCCGTCACATCGCTGGTTGCCGCGCTGCTCGACCGTGCGCCAGCGCGGCCCGCGATTGACGCGCATCCATGCGACCACCCAAAGGTCCACGCGCTTGCCGCAGGCGCGCCTGGTGGTGCGCAGCGCGTTGGAGATCTGCCCCAGATAGACGCCTGCGGCGCTCATGGCGTCGCGCCTGTCAGCACCCGCGCGCACCGCCCAGGGCCACAGCTGGAACCAGCCCACGGCTTTGGCGATGCGCTCACCTCGCACCTCACGCCAGTCACCCAGCGCGTCAGCGGTGCAGTGTGACTCGCTGCAGGCTGTGGCGGCCAGCAGGCCGCGCAGGCGCTCGGGCACGCCGGCGAGGCGCTCCATGTCCAGCCACGCGGTGACGGTGTACGGATCACAGCCGCACTCTGCGGCGGCCTCGACCACCATGCGCGCGCGGCTCGGTGCCTGGCCGAGCGCCGCTGAGCACAGCCAGCCCGTCAGCATCACCAGCGCCACCACGATGGTCACCGCAAGCACCGCCGCGCGGCGCTCGTGCTCGCGCGCCCTATCATGCCACTCCATCGTCACCACCCAGCAGGCTCAGCTGCGCACCCTCCAGGCCCAGCATGGTGCGCCACTGCGCCACCTGGGCATCGTCAGGCGCCACCCTATCCACCCACTCCACCGCTGTCACGCCACGCGCCTCTGGCAGCCAGATGGCCCAGCAGTGTGACGAGGTGTCAGCCTTGCCGTCGCCGGTGAAGCTGATGCGCCCACGTATCCACAGCAGCACGTCAGGCGCCAGGTCGCTGCGCTCGCCCTCGCCCCACCACGTCACGCGGCTCAGCATGGCGCCCACCACGCCGTGCTCTCGACTGTGCGCCGCGATGCGCGCGGCGAAGTCGCCCAGCGCGTGCCCGTATGGCGGATTCGCGATCACCGGCAGGGCGGGCCAGGGCGCGGTGAGGGCGTTTACACTGAGCACCTGGCGCACCTGCGGGATCGCCATCAGGTCAGGGGCGAACGCCGGCAGCAGTTCGATGCACTCCCAGTCATGGCCAGGCCCGAACCACAGCGGCAGCGCGCCGCGCCCGGCGCACGGGTCAAGCAGCGGCTCGTGCTGGTCAAGCACCCACCACAGGCGCTTGACCAGCGGCAGGGCTGCCTCTGGTGGCGTCGGGTAGTACTGGGTCGGGTTGTCACTCATCACTCACCCCCAAGGGCGCGCCATGCAAAGCGCGCCACCGCTGGTACTTGCCCCCCCCCAAGGGCCCTAAGCCTGTCCACCCTAGCGGCCATCCCATCAACCACTCGACCCACAGCGGGCTCAGCTTGCCACCAGCCACCGCATTCAGCGGCAGGGTCGCGCGGCGGTGCTGAGCTGGCCCGCCGTTGTTGCTGGCGTCCTGACGCGTCGGTGTCGGCAGCCATGATCGGCGCATCGGGTTGGCGCGCGACGATCCACAGGCGGGCGCGCTTGTGAGGCGCGCCGATTGCGGCGGCGCCTGCGCCGACAACACCCCACCGGCAAGCGAACCCCAGATCGGCCAATCCGCCGCAGACAACAGCGAGGTGGTGCCGGAGGTTGGGGCTATTCTCGATGAACACCCAGCCGGGCGCGCAGCCTGCGATAACTCGGAGCATTTCAAACCACAGCGATGAGCTGGGCCCGGTGATGCCCTTGTGCGTCCCGCACGCCGCCAGGTCAGTGCATGGAAACCCGCCAGACACCACGTCAACAGCGCCTCGCCACACGGCGGGCTTGAATGTCCTGATGTCGTCCCATATTGGAAAAGGGTCAAGGGCTCCATCGTTCTGTCTGGCCAGCAGTACGCCTCGGGCGTATCGGTCAATTTCAACAGCGCAAACGGTGCGCCATCCGAGCAGCTGTCCGCCAAGTATGCCGCCACCAGCGCCTGCGAAAAGTGCCAGCTCACGCATCACCGCGCACCTCATCAGCGCCCACCCACTGGGTCACCGTCTCGCCGCACGGGTGCCTGAACCGCACCTGCAGCAGGAGCTGGCCAGCGTCGTTTGTGTGCTCGTCGAGCACCTCGGCCACGTGCGTGCCCCATAAGATCACCATCACGCCCCCCTCGGCGTCTCAAACGCCATGCGTGCGCCGTTCCATCGCACCTCACCCTCGACCACCGAAAACGGCGGCCCGTGCCTGAACTTGGGCACCGCGATGGACGCGCGCTGCCGCTCCTCCTGAATGCGCATCCTCGCCGCGTCGCTGTTGGGCAGGATCTCTGGGCGCATGTTTGGGCGGTGCGGGATCAGCGCCACGTCAGCGTCAGCCGCGATGGCCTGGCTGCCCCTGGCGTCGCTCAGCTTGAGCGCCGAGCCATCGCCGCGCGCCGCCGCGCTGGTGGGCTGGCTCAGCGCGATGGCCGCGCAGTCATACTCGATGGCGCAGCTCTTCATCATGCGCGAGGCCGCCGCGATCTCGGCCTCGTCGGTGGCGTCGCGCCGCCTGGTGCCGCCACGGCACAGCTGGAGATAGTCCAGCACGATGAGCCCCAGGCCGCCCGCGCACTCGTGCTGCACCCGCTGACAGCTCAGGCGCAGGGCCTCGGGCGTCAGGGTGTGCGCGTGCTCGATGTGCAGCTGCCAGTGCGCGGTGTCGTCGAGCGCCTTGGTGTACGCTGACAGGTCGCGCCGGCTCAGGTTCTGCAGCCCGCGCCGCGCGACATTGAACGGCACCGCCGACAGCTGGCTGATGAGCCTGCCGCACAGGTCAGCCGCTGACATCTCCAGGCTGATGAACAGCACCGCGCGCCCGGCCTGGAGCGCGCTCAGCGTGTAGCTCAGGGCCAAGCTAGTCTTGCCCACGCCGGGCGCGGCAAGGATCACCGCCAGCCAGCCGGGCTGTATCGTCATGCGCTCGTCGAGCGCCACCACGCCAGAGCGCACACCGCCCCCCTCGGCCTCACCCTCCAGGCACCGCCGGTGGTGTTCGTCAAAGCCGCTGCGCGCATCCTCGGCCGTCGTTGGCACCAGCACCTCGGTCGCTTGGCGCACGGCGCGCTCAGCCACCGCCGGCAGCTCTGTGGGCTCGTTGTCGGTGTCATAGGCCAGCGCCTCCAGGCGATGCGCTGCCGCGATCAGCTCGCGCCGCCCACGGTACTGCCTGACGATCAGCGCGTAGGCGTCCACGTTGCCGCTGGTGCCCGCGCGGTCGAGCACCTCGCTGAGCCCTCGAAAACCCACCATGTCCCAGGTGCTCGCCTGCTGC